GATCGTTCCGTCGGTCATGCTCGCGGTCAGCGTCGGCTGCTGTGGCGTCGCGACCCATTGTTCCGCATAGCGTGTCGTATTGCGGCCGGCGCCGCCCGCCGGAAACACCGTTACGTTGATGCGTCCCGCAGCCAGATCCGTATCCAATGCTGCCGATTGGGGCCAGCCGCGATACACTCGGCAGTCAGGGCCGGGCACGCTCGGGCTGCTGGTTCCGTTCGGATACAGCGCGCCGGCAATGATGGTGACGAGCGCGTTCTCGACATCGGATTGATCCGCCATCAGTTCGTCGCCTGCTTCGCCGTGATGCGCCAGCCGAGGTCGGTCATCTCCGCGGCCGAAACGGTGGCATTGCGCCCAAGATCGTCGGTCAACAGATCGGCCGGCTGCAGCACGACCCCCGGCCAGGCGGGCAGCAGAACGGTCCAGTAGGGAACGGTCGAATCTCCCGGCAGGTCGGCTTCGGGATGACCCGCGCCCGATGCGCCCAGCACGCTCGCCGGCCAGCCTGTCAGCAGTGGTATGTTACCGCTTGGCACCATGCCGCCGTAGCTATTTGCACCAGTGCTGGATGGCGCCGCCGGCCGGCTGAACGATACGATCCGGTTGGTCTGGACGCAGAGCACCGGCAGCAGACGCTGTTGTGCCGCGACGAACCAGACGTCCCGACCCTGCACCAGATAGTCGCCCGGCCGCGTATAGGCCGCATCGAAGAACCCATGCCACAGCGACGACCCATAGCCGACCGGGTGGCTGAATTTTCCGTCGATCCCGCTGAACGCAGCGGGAAGACGAAGATAGCGGTTCACCGGGTCGAGCGGCGCGGCTGCGCCGGATGGCCGATACGCATCGGTCAACGCGCCGATCTTGCGAGCGGCGGTATTCATTCCCCAGCGGATGCGATCCTGCAAAGCTGTCGGTTGCATCTCAGACCACCAGGACCAGGCCGGTGTCGACCAGGGCGGGGCCGGGCGGCACACCGAGGAATCCGCACAGGCGGCGGCACCACTCGGTGAACAGCCGCAGCCGGTCTCGCGGTTCGTTGGCGTTGCGCGTCCAAACCGCCGCCTGGTCGGTATCAAGGTTCTCGCCTGACCGCGGAACGGCGAACTCAAGCATCGTCAGGGAGCCGAGATAGCGGCGCGCGATGGCCAGCTCGGCATCGGACAGGTTGGTCATGCGGAACTCCAGCAGCCCGTAAGCCTGGAAGAATCGCCAGTTCTGCATCGAGGCTGCGGCCGCGCCATAGGCCGGGTAGCCGCAGAAGCGCCGGATATCCGTCTTCTCGGCGTCGGTCAGCGGGGGGTTCAAAGGAACGATCCGTCGCCGCGGCTGAACAGCACAGTGCCGCTGCCGGTGGTGAGGACGGCGGCTGCATTCGCGATCAGGCTGTTGACCGAGAGCATCACGCGGGTGTTCGGCAGCACCGGCATGTCTGCATTGGTGGCGGCGACCGTCTGGTCGGCGCCGAAGCGCACATAGGCAAGTGAAGCGGCGGTGTTCGTCACCACCACCGATTCGCCGCCGCCCGCCAGCGCGACGTTCGAGGACGTCGTGCCGGCGGTGAGAGAGGCCGTTCCGGTGGGACGGAACGGCGTGATCGAACCCATGGCCATGTCTGTTCCGTCCCCTTTCGTCAGCCGATATGCTCGACCATCACCGCGCGCTTGAACGCGGCATTGGTGGCCGTGGGTATGGTGGTGGGGTTGGTCGTCGTGTCGGACGGCGTGCAGAAGCCGCCGATCCAGTACCAGGACTGGGCAATGATCTGCTGCAGCCGGTCGATCGGCTCGCGCGTCACCATCGCGATGTTATCGACCAGCGTGATGATCGAATCTTTCGGCGCCACGTCTTCGTGCACCATGCCGGCGAAATCGCCTTCGATCAGCGCGCCCTGGCCGCAGATGATCGGGCGCCGCACGAACAGGTTGCTGAGCGTCGGGTGCGGGAGGACGTAGGCCTCGGTGGTGGGGACGAACCGAAGCCCCAGGAAGTCGTTCGTCATGCCCTGGCGGAACACCTGGTTCGCCGAGCTGGCACCCTGGAACAACTGCTTGAAGTCCGGATCGGAGAACAGCTGCCGCGCCGAAACCGGGTCGAGATAGCAGTTGTAGAGCCCGTCGATCTCCGGCACGGCGTTCGTCCGCAGCTTGGCGACGGCGTCCAGCAGGTTGGACATCGTCAGCGTGTCGCCTGCCACAAGCTGCGCGGTATTGCCCCGCGAGGACGGTCTGACAATCACCGACGCGTTGGCCGCCTGCACAGAATTTCCGGCCGTGCCATCGGTGACCGCCACGTTGGTCGCGAAGGTCAGTACGCCGGAGATACCGTTCGGCGCGGTGGAAACGTTGGTCGCATCCGCCGCCGCCCCAAACAGCGTGTACGCGTTCGACCCAACGGTCACCGTCAGCGGGTTGGAACTGCTGACGGCCTGCTGAACGCCGTTGACGAACGCAGTCTGGAACCCGCGGATGTCATCGACCGAGACGGCCGGCCCCGCACTGGTGAGCGTGACGCGAACCCTGGTGTTGCCGCCGAAATACGAATTGAACAACGCATTGCGGGCCAACTCGTCCAGGCTGCGTGCCGCCTGTTCGCCATTGACGTAGGCGTTCTGAAGAAACTGCGACGCGATGCCGACGAGACTGGTGACCATGTTGAGGTCGGTGGTCGCGGCGTAGTGGTTGATCGTGAGCGTATACTGCTCGACGCCCCACCCCGCCGGGGTCAGCCCGTTGTCGAAATTCGTGTTGGTGCTGGGCGGCAGCGGCGTCGTGACCGTCGGCTTCAAACCGGCCCGCGTCTTGGTCAGGGTCTCGCCGATGCCGGCCGGGATCTGCTCGCGATCGGCGCAGGCACGATAGCCGATCCGCGACCGCAGCGCCTGCTGGAACTCCCGCTGCAGGAACCCCTGCTGAATGATCGGCTGCAACGCGGCGGGAAAGTTCTGGATGCCCATTCAACGATTCCTTGATGTTGCGTTTCGATGGTCGAGCGCGCGGCGTTCAGGGTCGGTGCTTGAGCACGGCGGCGCGTGCGGCACGGTATTCGTCGTCGGTCATTTCCGTTGCCAGCTTTTGGCGCGGCGGCTGCGCCGGCGGCGGACTGGCGTGGCTGGACGACGACTTGCCGCCGAACAGCCAGGGCTTGGCGCGTTTCAGGCGGGTCATCAGCTCCGCGGCGCCATCGACCTCGCCGCTGGGCAGCAGCTTCAAATCAGCCGCGTCGATCAGCTTCAGGCCGTCCAGGTCGATCATGCCGGCGTGCAACGCCTCGGCCTTCAGCTCGGCGCGGATCAGGCGCGCGTCCGCCTGTTGCGTCACTTCGGTCAGACGGCGCTCCAGCGCCTCGGCGTGCTCCCGCAATTCGGTGATGGGGTCGGTCGGCTGGTCGGTCGGTTGGGCGGTGTCTGACATCAGCTCTTCCTGGTGGTCTTGCGATTGGCGGCGATCCGCGCCAGCTCCTGCGACACATCCTCGATGTCGTACGTGTCGGCGATGGACTTCACCGCGGTCTCCCGGCTGATCTGGCCGGCATTGGCGAGCGTGCTGAGCGTCTGCGCGTCGCGCTGGCGATCTTCCGCGGTCGGCGGATACCAGCGCGGCCATTTCAGTGTCAGGCGGGAGCGGGGATCGAGACGCGGGATATCACGTCCCATCACCCGAAGCCGGAACACCTGCGAGGCGCGCAACACCATCTGTGCCAGTGCGAGCAGGGCGCCTTCGCCGTAGCTGGACCGCAGATTATCGGCGAGCCAGATCAGCCCCTGGTTCATCAACTCCAGCGCCCGGCCGGATTGCGCCGCGGTCAGCCGGTCCGCGCTGGCCCGGTTGCCATGCACGCTTTCCAACGCCATCTCGCGCAGCGTGCGCACATACTCGATGACGGCGGCGGACGCGGTGCCCCCGATTTCCAGCAGCTTGGCGTCGCCCTTCTCGCTGACGACCAAGGCATTTCCCGCACCCTTGACGACTTCGTTGTCGGTCGTCGCGGGTTCCTTGATGAGCGGGGTGGGATCGCTGCTGTATTTCAGCCCGCGTCCGGCCTGGCTGAGCTGGTAGTCGATCTCGATCTGCGTCTCGATCGCTGCACGGAACGTGCAGGCGCCGTCGCTGTCGTCGCCGGTTGCCGATGGGCCTGGCAGGTTCTTGATCCAGACGATCGGGACAAACCCCAGTCCGTGCTGAACGGACCGCGCCTGATCGATCAATGGGGCCGAATCACTGTCGGTGGGGATCGGCAGAAACCATGTCTCGGACTGCTGGTCCCATGTCCGCATGAACCAGTGGTCCAGCGCGGGATCGTCGATGTCGTAGCCGTTCGTGGCCAGGAGTGTGCCTGGGACCTTGTAGCGCTCGGTCACGCCGGCGAGGGTGTCGGGCTCGTTCGGGTCCCAGGACGGCTGCAGGAACAGCGTGTCGAGGACATTAAAAAACACGCGGCCGTGCAGAACCCGCATCAACACCGCGACCGAGCCGATCGACCCGCGGATCGCCGCATCCGTCATGATCAGGTTGAGACGGCTTTCCTTCACCAGATCGGCGAAGGCGTCGCGTACGACGGAGTCGGCGCAGTCGATGGTCGGAAAGTGGCCTTCGCTGAACAGCAGCGAGACACTGTCTTCGACGACGACGCGGGACAATGCATAGCGCACGCTTGGGCGGCGGTTGCGCAGCGGGATGTATTCGCCGCCGGCACCGCGCTCCTCGTGGAACTGGTATGGCAGCACATCGTAGAAGCGCCCATCCAAGACACGCCGCAGGACGTCGAGCGTTCGCGTGCGCGGCGGATAGTCCGGGTCGCGCGGCGTCAGGTCGAGAATCGTTTCGAACATTCGGTGCCTTCAATCGGCTCGGTGAATGGCGGCGAAGCTGCTAGAGCAACATCGGCCGGACCGGCGACAGCCCGCCGATAAAGTTGCTCGTCAAAA